ACAGGTCTTCGAGAGCCTGCTGCAGTCCTGGCGCCAGCGTCGTGTTCTGCGTCCACTGTGTGACGAGCTGCCCCGTGGCCGGATCTTGGACGGCCTTGGTGCCCCACGACTGAGTGCCAAACGGCGTGTTGATCACAGGCCGGTTGGCGAAGTTCTGCATATTGAGAGCCTCTTTGGACATCTCTCCTTGCAGTTGTGCTGCGCCGACGTAATCAGGCGGCGGCGGTGCTGATCCCTTGCCCATGTTCTTGCTCCTTGATCCACCGACAGTCGTCGGCCTTCATCTCAAACAACACGCAGTCGATCGTCTTGCCGATCTCCTGATAACCCAGCCGGCGCACCAGGCGCAGGCACTCCTTGTTCCCTTTGTCAATCTGCGCGTAAACGGCGTCCTTGCCGCAGCGGATGAACGGGTACTCAAACGCGGCGCGCAACAGATCTCGGGTCATGCTGTGCGCAGTATCGAACGCGACGTGCATCCACACGCTGCGGTCTTGCCAGCCGTTAAAGCCAACGCCTGCAGCCACCGTATTGTCGTCACGCAACAACCCGATCACGCGCAAGTCGCTGCTCCAGGGCAGCTTGTTCTGCGCGTGTATCCAGCGCCAGATGACTGGCGGCTGGCCGGGTTGATCGGTGACGAGCTTCATGGGCTGTCACCAAGACCTGTCGCCGCAAGACTTGCAACGTCGTCAAGCAACCCAGGCCGGTCGTCCTGCTGCTTTTGATACAGATCCCACCAGTAGTTCAGCGACTTGCGCAGATCTTTCTCGCTCAGGAAACGTGTGTCGCGCAGCTCTTTCTCTGTCGGGTCGCGGCCGTAGATCTCACGAAAGATCGGGCTGGGATCCCACTCATCGAGATCTTGGATTTCAGGGGTAAACGCGTTGGCGCCCGTCTCGTTGCCGCCGGGCAGTAACGCAGAAAAGGGCAGCGCAGCGCCGTTAGGAATCATGGAGACGCCAGGGTTGTTGCTGCGAGGCGCTGCCGATGCGATGCGCAGGTTTTTGATCAGCTCGCTGTTGTAGTTGGCCGCGCCGGCGCCGAGCATGTCGCTACCCGCAGCGCCCACCGTCACGCGGTTCTGCCAGTTGGGGTTGACTGCTGCCGTGCCGTCGCCAAAGTCGACGTTCATGCGCTGCAGCTGGGCCGGCAGCGGGAGATCAGTCGTTGCGGTATTGACGCGTGTGTTGATGTTTGTGTTGTTGCCGGTGCTGGTGTTAGTGCTACCGGGCGGCCGCGATGGGTCGTATACAGGCGTGTCAGGCCACCACGTCGTGTCGACCACAGTGCCAGGGTCAACATGCAGCGTGCCGGGGCCGCCATCCTCGCCGGTGTCTACAAGCACGGTGTTGCCGGCGCGGCTCATGGCGTTGTAGGCCTCGGTCACCTGCGCAGGCGTCAGGTCGTAGGTGCTGGTCGCATGCGCCAGCATCTGGTCGTAGGTCGTGCCAGGACGCGCCGCCAGCTCGGCAATCAATGCGTCGTTGATTTGTTGCTGCGTGAATGCCATTGCGTCCCCCACGGCGCTTACGCGTCCGAATACAAACCAGCGGAACCTGCCGTCAGGCCAGCGCCGGGCATGTAGTTCATGTACACCGGCGGCAACACCTGGGGCTGCTGCGTCACGTTTTGCGTCTGCGGAGCCGGGGGCGGCGCCGTGTACTGCTGAATGTTCAGCATGCCGGGGTTGTTCGCCATGCCCGTCGTCGGCGTGCGCAGCGCGTTGATTACAGACGCGCCCCCAGTCGACGGCGCCATCATGTTCACGCCGGGGTTGTTGATCTGCGGCGTGTACGAGCTGCGCAGCGCCTGGATGAGGTTGCTCTGGTACGACGACGGGTCGGTGTTTATGTCAAACGTGCCCGACGATCCAACCGACGTGGGATTGGCGCTGTAGCCGGTCGACGTGCCCATGCTGCCACCGCCCAGGCCGCCAGACGCCTGCAGATAGTCGTAGCCGCCAACCGGCGTCGGGCCGATCGTGATCGGCGCGAGAGGAGCCGGCGCTGGCGCAGGGGCGGCTGCTCTTGTCGAGCGCGACGGGTAGGTCGGCCGCGCGCCAGCCGGCAGCGGGCCCAGCGAAATCCCGCTGTCTTGCTCCTGCTGCGTCAGCGTGAAGTCGGGCCCGTTGAAGTAGTTGTCCCAGAACGCCGTGTTCGACGTGTCCGGGTAGACCCACGCCACTGCGGCATTGAGCCGCTCAGCTTGCGCAAGTTGTTCAGGTGTCAATGCCATCACATCACCCCACCAAGTTCAGTCATCATGTGCGCCGACGTGAATGTCGTCGCAGGCAGCCCGCGCACCTTCATGCGCAGCGAGCCGTAGTAGCCAAGGCCAGCCGTGCCATACCAAGCCTGGTAGGTGTTCTGGCCAACCCACGTCGCCGTGTTCCAGATACCCGCGTCCCATTCGCCGTTGTCTTCATCAAAGAAAAACGGCGAGCCGCCGACGGTCGTGAACTGGTACTGCGTGTTGACGACCAGCTTGATCGCCGGCGCGGCTGTCGCAATAAAGATCGGGCGCGCCATGCCAAACTTTTTCAGCTGCGCAGGCGTGCCGAAATTCTGGAACGACGTCTGGATCTCGCCCTCGGGATACACGCCGCCAGCGCCCACTGTGTCAACGCCATCACGGTCGCCGAACAAGCCCTTGCACGTCAGACCGTCCACAGTGCCAAACCAGAGCTGGCCACCCAGAACGGTCGCGCTGCGCATTGGCATACCCAAGAACTGGCACCAGGCGCCCGTGGTGACGTTCATCGCGAACTGGCGATAGGTGCCGCCGTCGGCCGGCATCTTGATCACCAGCACCTCGGACGACGGCACCACAAAGACGTCAAAATACTTTTCGTTGAGCAGCTTGCGCACGAGCGGCGCAAACACTGACTGGATCTTTGACGCGGGGCCAATCTGGGCATCCTGCGTGTATTGGCCGGTGATGAGCTTGGACATCGGCACCAGGCCGAGCTCAGAGACGATCATCACGTCACCGCCGAAAGGCGTGAAGTACCGGCCGTGCCGAGGCACTGGGCCGACGTACCAAGCGCCCTTAAGCTGGAACGTGGTCGCGCTGGTCGGGTCTGTTCCCTCCCAAACGCCGACGTCGCCCTCTGTGCCGATCGCAACCAGGAAATCGTCGACCGAGAACCCGGCGTCGATCGTCCAGTTGAACAGCGCCGAGACGTAGCCGCCGTTGCGCAGGATCGAGCCCATCGGAAACGACGTCACCGTGCCTGTCACCGCGTCGACCGCGTCCATGTAGTAGACGTTCGGGTCGTCCACAAACGTGAACCAGACGCGGCGCTTCCAGACAGCGACCGTGCGGACGTCGGTTGTCATGTTGGTCGTCGTCGCTGTGCGATCAACCCAGCCGCTGGTGGTGCTGTATGTCCAGTACCCGGCGCCAGGCGAGACGGCCAGCAAGAACGTGTCCGCGGCGGTGGAGAACTGCGTTACCCACCATTCGTCGTCGGTGCTGCCGGTGCCCGTCACAGCCACTACTGGCGCGCCGCCCGCGGTGACGTCGTAAATGTTGCCGTTGGCGGCCATGAACACCTTGTCGTCGTTCGGGTTCGGCGCCTTGTAGCCGAACACAGACTCGACCGGCTGCGCGACGCTGGACACGGTTACCGCAGTCGCATGCGCCTGGTAGCCCTTGCGCAGCTCGCAGCCCTGCTGGCGCGGGATCATGTTCGTCAGCACCAGCGCGTCGGCCGGCGACATTGCCGCGATCGGGTCGCGATAGTTCAGGCCGCCCGTCGGCGCAGGCACGACTGCGAGCTGGGCCACTTGTGCAGCGGCTGCCTTTCGCGGTGTCCTGAAAGGTTTGAGCGGCACCAGCGGCATGGTTACGCCCCCATGCCCGTGTCGGGCGTATTGATCAGCGGCTGGATGTACGGGAAGCGGAAGTCGCGCGCCATCGTCAGCACAGGCGCGCCTTTTTCAGAATTGCGGCGGTTTTCAAACGCAATCTGGAAATCGCGCATTGCGGCGCTGGAGTCCAGGCCTTTCATCTCAAGCCACTTCACGCGCGTGTACAACGTGACCAGCGTCGCATCAAGCAAGGCGACGTCGCCGTTCTTGGTGATGCGGTTCTTGTACAGAGTGCTGTCGTCCTGGTCGCGCACCCAAGCCTGCGACAGGTAGAACACGTTCATCGTCTGCGGTGCAGACGGCGGCGCCAGGACGTAGATCTTGTTGTCCCGCACCTGCCAGTAGAACGACAGCGTCGGCAGCGTCGTGCGGATCAGCAGCTGCTGCCACATCTGAGGCGACACCGGGCCCAGCGACGGGAACTGCGTCGTCGCGTTCCAGTTGGTCTGGTCGATCCACTTGTACAGATCCTCGGGCAGGTCGAACGCCTTCTCCTTCTGCCCGCTGGTGTCCTGCAGGATCGAGATCT